AATAATAATATTATATCGTAAAATATATAATAATTAATATAATATATAAATATAAAATTCATTTTTTTTTATTTTAATTTTGTTTTTTGAGAAAAAAAACGTATCTTTGCAGAAAAGTATGGATGAAAGTTTAGTAAAAGAGATAAAAGAATATTGTAAATTTAACAACATAGAAGACATTGATAGAGTTATAAATTCATGTCTTCGTAAAGGTTTTAATATTTTAAAATATGGTTTATCTCCAATAGATAATTTTAAAATAGAAAATGAAATTTATGACACAGAAAAGTCAAAGAGAAATTCTCTTAAAGAAAATGAAACAATCCAATCCACTGTCCAAAAACGCTCAGGTAGCAAGAAGAATGGAAATGGAGAAGAAAAAGAACACGGAGAAAAAGTAGTTAAAAGAAAGATTCGTATAATAAAAAGAGAAAGTAAAGATGTTTAATGTTAGTAAAAAAGCAAAAGTAAATATACATTGGAATGTTAATGTATATAATCATTCTGAAGAAGCTGAAAAGAATATTATCGCTAAAGCAAGTAAGAAATATGGTATTCCAAAGAATAATATTAATATTATTCCAAATTATATTATGCTTGATGAAAGCGGTAAGAAAATAAGTGTTACTAATGATATTATACAGAATATCCAGAATCCTTCATTTCAAGTAGAATTATTTAAGAAATATCTTAAAATCAACAATATTAGTGATTATGATTTTGATTTAATCAGAAAGATTGATGCTGATATTAACACCAATATAGATTATAATGTCTATGATAAGTATAAGAGATACTCTGTAAAATGGATATCATGGAGTAATTTCTTATCTTATGGTAAAGATAATTTTTTTGATTTTCAACAATTAAAAAATATTGTCTTGTTAAATGGAGAGCCAGCTAATCAGTCTGGTAAAACTACGTTTGCTATTGATTTATTACACTTTCTTTTATTTGGAAAAACAGAAAAAGTTCCAACTCAAAATCTTATATTTAATAAACACCTCCCAAAAGAAACAAATGTTATTGTAGAAGGGTGCTTAAATATAGACGGTGAAGATTATATTATTAAAAGAACATTGAGCCGACCAGCTTTTGAAAAGAGAACTGCTAAAAGTAAAGTTAATCAGAAAGTTGAATATTATCGCATTATTGGTACTAATAAGGAAGAATTAGCTGAATATATAGATAATGAACAAGAAGAAAATAGTATTCAAACCAATAAAGCAATTAAAGAAGCTATAGGACGTGAAGAAGACTTTGATTTAATTATATCCGTTACAGAATCAAATCTTGATAATTTAATTAATAAAAAGGAAAGTGAAAAAGGAAGATTATTATCAAGATGGATTGGTTTGCTTCCATTAGAGGAAAAAGATAAAATTGCAAGAGAGAAATTTAACAGTGACATAAAGCCTTTCTTACTTTCAAATAGATATAATAGAGAGACATTAAAAACTGAATGTGATGCCTATGATATCGAAATAAAAAATATTAAAGAAAATAATAAACAACTTAAAGATAATAATAAAAAGTTAGAAAAAGAAATTGAGAAGTATGAAACTTCAAAAAACAACCTCTTATTGTCAAAACAAGCTATTGATGATAATCTATTAAAAATCGATATTATCACTCTCAAGAAAAAAACAGAAGAAATAACTAATCTTGGAAAAAATAAGAAAGAAACTTTAAATCAAATTGAAGAAGAGCTAAAGAGTATAGGTGATATAGATTTTTCAATTAATGAATATGATGAATTAGTAGAAAAGAGAAGTTCTGAAATTGCAAGAAAAGGAGTTATTGGTGAACAATATAAAAATATTAAGCATAATATAGAACACCTTCAGAAATCTGAATTTTGTCCTACTTGTGGTAGAAAACTTGATAACGTAGATAATACAGAAAAGATAAAAGAACTTCAAAAAGAAGAAAAAGAAATTATTAAGAAAGGAACCAATTCTAATTTATTAATTGAAGAATATAATAAAAAAATAGAATCATTAAAGACTAAGAGAGAACTCTATACAAAGTCAAATGAATTAAAAGTAAAGAAGAGTGCACTTGAAGTTAATATAGGTAACTTGAGAAATGAATTAATAGAAAAAAATAATATTTTAAATAATTATAATAAGAACAGTGAAGCTATTGATAAAAATAACAAACTGGATATTGAAATAAGAAATATAGAACAACATATAAAAGTAAAACGACAAGAGAAAGATAACAATAATTGGCAACTTACAAGTAATGAAGCTACTATCAAAAATGATAATAAAGAGATAGAAGAACGCAAAAAGCTAATAGAGCAATTAAATGAAGAAGAAATAAAGATAAAGAATTGGAAAATTTATTTGCAACTTGTAGGAAAAGATGGTATAACAAAAATGGTACTGAGGGATGTTTTACCAATTATTAATGCCAAAATAAATATGTTACTATCTGATGTATGTGATTTTGATGTTATAGTAGAAATTAATGAAAAAAATGATATTAATTTCTGTATGCTGAAAGATAATGTTAAATCAGATTTATCAAGTGGGTCTGGTTTTGAAAAAACAGCTGCTTCTATGGCACTTAGAGGTGTATTGGGAAGTTTATCAACAATGCCTAAACCTAATTTTATAGTGTTGGATGAAGTATATGGACGTGTCGCAAAAGATAACTTAGAAAATATACATAAAATAATTAATAAGTTATGCGATGATTATAATTTTATAATAACCGTCTCGCACTTGGATACAGTAAAAGATTGGGCTAATACAACAATCACTGTATTAAAAGAGGATAACATTAGTAAACTTTCTGTTATCAACGCTAAGAAATAAGAAGTTAATGTTTCACATTTTTAATGAACAATTATGTTAATGATTTCAATGAAGCAGTAGTAAATTACTACGAAAGCTTAAAAAAATGCAAACCAGTTTCACGAGAAGAAGAAAAAAAACTAGTGAAACTTGCAAAGCAAGGTGATATACTTGCTAAAAATAAACTACTCGAATCTAACTTAAGATTTGTATTCAATGTAGCAAAGAATTATAGAGGATGCGGAATATCTATTAATGAACTTATTTCTGAAGGAAATATGGGACTTATCAAAGCGATAGATAAGTTTGATGAAAAAAAGGACGTTAAATTTATTTCTTATGCTGTATGGTGGATTAGACAAGGAATACAATCATATATAAAGACTAAGGGATGTGGACGTTCTGTAACAACTGTAGATGAAGAATCTATTAAAGAAAACATTACAGAACAAGATATTCTAGATGAAGAGGACGAAATAGTAAATAAAAATGATACTATTCTATCTAATGAAGAAGATGAATTTAATAGAGAAGTACAAATTAATCAAGATGCTATAGTTTCTAAATTATTATCATCATTAGAACCAAGAGAAAAAATTATTATAGAGAAATATTACGGTCTAAATGGAAATAAGTCTAAGAATCTAGAAGAAATAGGTGAGGAACTTAATCTTAGTAAGGAGAGAGTTAGACAAATAAAAATGACATGCTTCAAGACATTAAGAACAGAGGTGATGATGATGCCAGAAACAGTATGCTTATTTAAATAAAAAAATAAAATAAATATATTTATAAAAAAAGTTTAATATGGCTAAGAAGACAAAGAAAACAGAAGAAGCTCTTAACGAGAATAATGTTAATGTAACTGAGGAAGTAGTTAACGAAAATGCTACAGAAGAAACTAATGTAGAAGCTACTGAGGAAACAAATAACGAGGTCGCAGAAGATACAACAACTTCCAATGAGACAGAAACTAATGAAGTAGTAGAAGAAACTCCTAACGAGGAAAATACATATACAGATGAAGAAACTGTTGATAATAAGGAAGATGAAAAGACTTCAGAAGTTGTTGAAGTAAATGGACAATTAACTGAAATTACAGAAGAAATTCCTGTTGCATCTACAGAATCTGTAGAACTTTTGGCAAGCGGAGAGGAAGTAGAAAAAGGTCCAGCTGAACCTATAGAGAACGAAATACCTGTAGGAAAAAGACAGCGTTTGACATGGGAATGGAATGGAATGATTGCTGATTTTTAAAGAAAATATAGTCATGGAATATGATATTATAAAAAAAATGACAGAGAATATTAGAAATATTCAATTTGAAGAAAGAAAGAGAAGAGCTACTGCAAAATCTCTTATAGAAGGAAATGAAAATACTTCTAATGATTCTCATGGTAGAGTTATTCCTATTAAAAAGTCAACACCTCAGTTTGGTGATGTTAGAGTTTCTCAGGAAGAAACACTACGTAAAACTATTAATGAAAACATTAAGATGGGTGAAGATGCATTAAAATATTATCCTGATGCGGACGACTTAACACTTGATGGGGAGATTAACTCACTTAATTTGCGTTTGCAGTTCCGTTATAATGACCCTTCTGGAGATGGATGCTATATCTGGACTGATGGTTTACAATTAACAGAAACCAATACAAGAACAATCGGAAAAATTAGAGATGCCTTTGCAAATTGGAAAGATTCATTAACCCAGAATGGTGATTTAATGGAGAAATTGAAAAAATATGCAAGGAAAGAAAATTATGACGAATAAAGTTCAAAAACTCCCTATAAATTAGGGGATATTAAACAGATAAATAAAATATAATCATTTATATTTAAAAATATTCAAAAAAAAAAATAATTTTTAAATGATATGATTATACAAAGTAAGTACACAAAGATGTTCTATTCAAAGGATTTAACTCGGCAGAAATATGCCGAGTTAAATAACTTTGCTGTACTTATTAGAAATCATAAAGATATTGTGTCACGATATGTAAATGAAAACTTATTGCATTACCTTGATTGTACAAGGTTCCAATTCGTAAAGGAAATGAGAACAAAATTTAAAGGTTCTGTAACAAGTTCATTTGACGCTCAACTATATACACAAGTATTCACTTGTTATCAGAATAAATTTGATGCAATACAACGTAAGTTAGCTTTTGAAGTATCTGTATTCAAAGGATTTGAGTTTTATAAGCGTGATACAAAGAAATATAAAAAGGGAGATTTAAAGCAAGTTCTCATTGAAAAGAAACATACACCTTTATCCAATTGTCTAACTTACCTTGCAAGGTATGGAAATGAAGGTACAATTGCTTATATAAAATATAATATTGACAAGTGTGATGATGACAAACGTGACTTCTATAACAACATTATAAGATGTTGTGAGAAGTTCGGTTTTGAAAGGTTATATGTCTTAGCATTATCAAAGAGGAAACGTATTGTTAGCAAATACGCTAACAAACCAATAGAGTTCAGGTCATTAACCTTTAGTGGTAGATGTAGAAAGAAAAAGATAATTGATTATAATCATAGGTTTGGTTCAGTAATTAATTCGTTCATAAGCCTTAGTGGGTTAAGTCGGAAATCATTTGACATACCAGTCACATTTAATAAATGTTGGCATGGAAATATGAAGGATTATAGAAAGAACACTAATGACTATGAGTATACTCTTACATTCGATGAAAAGAATCATCAAGTGAATGTGAACCTATGCAAAGATGGTGAGAGATATATCCCAGAGCCAAATGGAAAGACTATTGGTATAGACGTTAATTGCAAACATAATTTGTTTAGTCTATCGAATGAAACAACATACGATTATGACAGAAAGTTAGTTAACGATTTTTGCAAGTTATCTATTGAAATAGACAGATTGAAAAAAGATAGAACTTATGTAATTGGCAAACGCAAGCAATGGAAACTTAATAAGTTAAAGGAAAAGATTATTAAGAATGAACAGCAGACCATAGCTACCATGTGTAAGAGTGAAAAAGCTAAAGGTGTTGGTCACATTGTGATGGAAAATCTTAACAATGGGTTTGGAAAGTGTTATATCAAAGATAGCAACAATGAAGATATCAACTACAATCGAAAGGTTAAGTTTCTTGGTTTAAGTA